CCTAACTTTCTACAAAGTGAATAAGCCAGATGGGTAGATCAAATCCAACTAAACCAACCGTGGTTATGGTCCGCGTAGGGGATCTCATCCCTTACGCAAGAAACGCAAGAACGCATTCAGACGCGCAAGTCGCGCAGATCGCTGCGTCGATCAAAGAGTTTGGTTGGACGAACCCGATCTTGGTTGATGGCGAGAAGGGATTGATTGCTGGCCACGGAAGATTGGCCGCGGCGCGGAAGCTCGGCATGGAAGAAGTTCCGGTGATAGAACTAACTCATCTTTCAGAGACGCAAAAGAAAGCGCTAATCCTTGCTGACAACAAACTTGCCTTAAATGCCGGTTGGGATGCTGAGCTATTGAATCTTGAGCTAGAGGAGTTGGAGCTTGAGGGCGTGGATTTAGATCTGGTCGGTTTTGGTGAGGAAGAAAGGAATGCGCTAAGGCCAGAGGTTGTGAACGAAGGTCTGACCGATGAAGATGCTGTACCCGAACCTCCGCCAGAACCGATTACCAAGCCTGGGGATATTTGGCTACTCGGCAAGCATCGGCTTATGTGCGGGGATAGTACGAGCGTGAGCGATGTTGAAAAACTAATGAATAATCAAAAAGCTCAGCTTTTACACGCTGATCCGCCTTATGGGATGGGTAAAGAAAATGACGGCGTAGCGAATGATAATCTTTATAGAGAAAAACTAGATGCTTTTCAGATGGAATGGTGGGCGACGTTTAGGACTTTTATTGATGATAATGCGAGTGTCTATATCTGGGGCAACGCGCCAGATTTATGGCGATTATGGTATGTATCAGGACTTTCCAAAAGCGAAGGGCTAACAATCAGAAATCAAATAATATGGAACAAGAAATTTGGGCATGGAATAAACAACGAATCGCATCGAATGTACGCAACAACGACGGAGCATTGTTTATTCTTTATGGTTGGCGAACAAGGTTTTAACAACAACGCAGATAATTACTGGGACGGATGGGATTCATTGAGAAATTATCTTGTTAACGAAAAACTAAATTCAGGCTTGTCAAATGATGAAATTAAAGCTGTAACCAATTCAACTCATAGTCATTACTGGGCGGCGTCCCAATGGCAGTTTCCAACAAAAGAGCATTACGAAGCAATTAAATTATTAGCTAAAGGAAAAGCATTTAAGCGCGAGTACGATGATCTTAAGCGCGAGTACGATGATCTTAAGCGCGAGTTTTATAAGACTAGAGCTTATTTTGACAATACCCATGACCACATGACCGATGTTTGGGATTTTTCTAGGGTAAGCGGTGAAGAGCGCCACGGTCACGCGACACCAAAACCGGTAGCCATGATGGAACGAGTAATGAAATCAAGTCTTTCAAAAGGCTCGTTATGTGTTGAACCATTTGCTGGCAGCGGATCAACTCTAATAGGCGCAGAAAAAACCCAAAGGATTTGTTACGCGATGGAGTTGCAACCAAAATACTGCGATGTCATCGTCAAACGATGGGAAGAATTTACAGGACAGAAAGCGAGGCTCGAAAATGCAGAGGAAATATCCACCTGAAGTACATTTGGTACACGGCACGAAGGGCGAGAACACTGGCGTACCGTTACCCGAGAAAATCAAGATCCGCGTACCCTTTGCTGAGTGGGCGGACGATCCGACTTTGTTCAGTCGAGAACGATTCGTTCGTGAGACTGCTGACTATCTGTTCACCGTCTACGGGATCGGATCAGATCAAGACCGCCACACGCTGATGATGCTTGCAGATCAGGTGCAGCTTTATATCGACGCAAGGAAAGAGCAAGCCAAGCATCCGCTGGTGGTCAAGACTAACGGTGGCAAAACTCACGCTCCTAATCCTTACATATCGCTTGCAAACAAAGCGATGGAAAATGCGGTCAAGCTCATGAACGAGATGGGCTTAACGCCGCGCTCAAGGTTGGCCGCGAACAAACTTGAGGACGGAAGCAAGATGGGTGAATTCCTCTCCGGTCCTAAATTCGGCACATGAGAATAGAAGATGGGATCGAATACGCTGTCGCTGTCGCTAAAGGCGACATTAATGCTTGCCGGAATGTGCGGCTTGCTTGCCAGCGGTTCCTTAACCACCTAGAAAACAAAGAGTGGGAATGGGTCTTTGATCCGGCGCAGATTAATCACTTCCTGCAATTCACAAGTCTTTGCCGGCATGTAAAGGGGCAGTGGGCAGGGCAGCAAGTCAATCTTGAGCCCTTCCAGATTCTTATAGTCTGCGCCATCTACGGCTTTAGGTTAAAGCGGGATCGGTCTAAGCGCATGGTTCAGGATGTCATTGTTTACATCCCGCGTAAGGCTGGCAAGTCAACCCTTACCGCTTTGATCGCGCTTTACGAGCTCGCCTTTGGCGATGCTGGCGCAGAGGTTTACACAGTCGCTACTAATCGAGATCAGGCAAGCATCGTTTTTACCACCGCTAAGGGATTTATAGAAACCCTGCCTCGAGAAATCTCCGGTCTCTTTATCCCCGGCAAGTTCACGATAGTGAAGAATGGCGACTCTCAGTCGGTGTTCAAAGCGCTCTCTCGGGATACCAAGCGTACGGGTGACGGGCTCAACCCTTCTTGCGCGATTATTGACGAGGCTTCGCAGATCATCGACAGGAATACGATTGAGGTTCTGCATTCGGGTATGGTGGCACGAGCAAACCCACTGCGTCTATATATAACCACGGCTAGCTTTACGCGCGACACGAAGTTCTTTGAAGATCTTCAGGTGATGGAGCATATTCTTCACCAGGATGTTCCTGATAACCCGCGATGGTTTGGGCTTCTGTATTCCTTGGATGCTGGCGATGATTGGCGAGACCCGACGGTCTGGCATAAAGCAAACCCCATGCACAATATCTCGGTCTCACACGATGCGATTGCCGCGCGATGCGAGGAAGCCAAGATCAAACCGGCAGCGCTTAATGAGTTTCTTTGCAAAACCTTAAACGTTTATGTTTCAGCCGAGACTGCGTGGGTGGATCGTTCTCACTGGGATGAAGCTGTCGGCCTGACGGATAGAGAACCCGAGGCCGTGTTTATTGGTTTTGACTTGGCAGCAACCCGAGATTTGAACGCGGTTTGTACGCTTAAGCGCTATGCCGAGGATGATTACGAAGCCGAATGGAAGTTCTTTTTGCCTGAAGACGGTTTTGATTTATTACCAGCGCACTACCAGGATATTTTCCGACAGGCGATTAATTCAGGTCTTTTGCACATCACCGAAGGTAATGTGATGGACGATAGAGAGATTTCGGAGTATATTCTTGGACAAAGCCAGAAATACGACGTTCGTGAGGTTGGCTACGACGCATATAATGCGGCTGCGCTGGTTGCGCGATTATACGAAGCTGGAATGCCGGTTAAAAAGGTTGGGCAGGGTATGGCGGTACTTTCTAACCCTTCCAAGCATGTCGAGCGGCTTATTCTTGGTCACAAAATCAAACACGATGGTAACCCGTTTTTAGGCCACCAACTGGGAAACTGTGAAGTGTTTACAGATGTGCAAGGCAACATCAAGGTCAAAAAGGCCGGAGTTGACCGACACGCTAAGGTCGACGGGATCGTTGCCCTCATTATTGCGATGCACTGTTCGCTTGATAATCCCGCACCATCTGAATCGTATGGATTCAGAGTCTTTTAAGGCTAAAAATGGGCATATTTGACAGATTCCGCAAGAAAACAACCCAAAATGAGTCGAATTCGTTGTTCGGCAACACGGTTTTGGGTAACAACGTCATGCTTCGAGGCAAGGGGCAGGGCTACGGATCTAACCAACTTCTCTATGTAACCACCTCTGCTGTCAACGAGGCCGGACGCTCTTTAGACATCACAACCCTTGCTCGCAATAGCACAGTCATGGCTTGCGTGGGCGCAAAGGCTCGGGCGCTGTCTCAATTGCCGATCAAAATCATGTCTCGGCAGAATGACGGTACTTTAGTTGATACCCAAACGGACGAATCGGTTCCTGAGCGTGAAAAGACTCGGGCTAAGTCGATTCTTAACCTTCTTTCTCAGCCGAATAACTTCCAAAGCCAATATGAATTTTGGTATCAGTTCACGATGTGGCACGAGTTAGCCGGTGAGACTTTCGTATTACTTTGGCGCAAGAACGAGGCCGATCCTAATCAGATTCCGTTTGAGATCTACGTTTTAGACTCGACGTTGATCGTGCCGCGTATCTCTGAGAATAGATACCCTTACTACACGCTTACAAGCTCAACCTACGGCTTTAACAAAGACGAACCTCTGAAATATTTCCAGGTTATGCACTGCAAGTCAGAGCCTTGGCAGGGTTCTTCGTCTTTCAACCGCTTGCAAGCTGTCGAGTTGATCTCGCTAGACCAAGACATCGACTTGTACAGTAATTTCATTATGTTGAACGGCGCAAAGCCTTCTGGCTTGTTCCGTACAGAGCAAGTAATACCTGATAGCAAGTTCAAAGAGATCGCTGCGCGTCTAAAAGAAGCGTGGACAAACATGCTTAACAGCCAGCCCTCAGACTTAAGTAAGCCTGGGCAGTCTATGCTCTTAGACCAAGGTATGATGTACGAAAGTATCAAGCCTTTGACCTTGCAAGACGTAGACGCGCGAGAACTGAAGAAACAAACGATGGCAAGAATTGCCGGTTTGTTTGGTGTACCGCCGGCGATGATTGGTGTATCAGAGTCTAAGTACAACAACACTCAGACGATGCTCGACGAGTTCTACAAGTCGACGATGATGCCCTTTATCACCAATATTGAGCAGAAGTTAAAGACAAGTCTGCTTGCTGGCTATCCGAATCTGTTTGTTCAATTCCAAACGCAGGATTTCCTAAAGGGCGCTCCTCTCGATCAGATGAATTACGCGGTTGCAGGGGTAAAGAATGGGATTCTTACGCCGAATGAAGCTCGGGAGTATCTGGGGCTTAATAGTTTGGATGATGCTGATTCTCTGCTTGCTCCCACTGGCGCTGATAAGCCTATTCCCGGCAGTTCGAACCAGGATACGGGCGGCGGCGGAAATCTTAAAGTAGTGGGCAAAACCGGAAGGGCTGGCAATGCTTAAGGATGTTTTAGAGCGGTTAAAAGCTGCGGCGCAAAAGAGGAAGCCAAAGCCAAAACTTATTGACGGTAAACGACAAGAAAAAGAGCGAGTCAATGACCGGAAAAATTAAAGTGGTCATTGGTGCCTCATGCTCTGGCAAAAGCACTTATATAAAAAAGGTGCGATCACCTGATGATGTAGTTGTAGATTTTGATGCTTTAGCTAAAGCACTTGGTTCGATGGTTAGTCATAAATGCGCTGGCGATATTCGTGAGGTTGCGTTTGCTGTAAGAGATGCCGCTATACGCAGAGTTATGCAGGGCGTAAAATCAGACACATACATTATTGAAACAAGCCCAAAACAAGAAAATATAGCGCTTTACAAGAGCAGGCGAGCTGAATTTATTTTGATTGACCCCGGTTTAGATGTTTGCTTAGAAAGAGCAAGAGAAAGGCCAAAGGGCACGATTGAATCAATTCAGCAGTGGTATCAATCGCCGCCTTTTGTCATACAAGAAATGAATTTGTCACCAGTTAACGTAGACGATGCGGTGTTTCACTCAGCGCAGCGGATCTTAGAAAGAAGTTCTGTCGGTTCATCATTTAGGTTTATGTGAGGCAACTATGAAACACATTCAATTTTTCACCGAAGCTAAGGTGGAACTTGGCAGAATGGCTGATGAGGCAACGGGTGAGCCTACAGGCGAAATAGAGGCAACCCTGACAACCTGGGGAGCGCGAGAAGGCGCAGACGGGCGTAGATTCTTTTATACACCCGCAGCTTTTGAAGCATGGCACGAAAACTGGATGGAAGCCGGCAGGCCTTTGCCTATGTACTTCCAACACTCAAGTGACATGATGCCCGTGGGTGAGTGGTCGAAATTCGACATTACTGACGAGGGTATGACGGGAACCGGCAAACTGTTTCTGAATACCACGGCGGGATCGGATCTGTACACCATTATGAAGGAATCGCCGCGCATGGTCGGTGGTGTTTCTGTCGGAGCCTACGCTGACGAATACCAAATGGTCGACGAGAATGGTGAGCCTACCGACGATCCAGACACGTTTTTTCAGATCGTCAAAGGCGGATTGGCTGAGGTTTCGATTGTCATGAACCCCAACAATCCCAAGGCTGAAATTAGCCGACTTGAATATTGGATGGGGGATAAACCAAACCCCAGAACGATTGAAAAAGCACTGCGTGACGCTGGGCTTTCTCGAAAGGATGCAGCCGCTGCATCCGGCTTGTTGAAGTCGATCATAGAACAGCGTGACGCTGTCGTGACTGCTTCTCAACCCGCTAATCCGAGTGAGTCGGACGCAGCGGTGAAACTGCTAGAAGCGCTGCAATATCGCGAGCTGCTGAAGGCAATCGCAACCCGATAAAGGAACTATCATGCTTGAAAAAGTCATTGAAAAACTAGACGCAATTGAAGCGTCTAACGCTGCAAAACTTCAGGAAACCGCTGAGGCTGTTAAGACTCAGGTTAATGAAGCTGTAGAAACCCTCAAAACGGAAACCGAGCAAAAGATCGCTGCACTTGAAGCAAAAATCGGCGCTCCTTCCATCATCCGCCCAATCCACAAGACTGTTCGTGGTGAGGCCAATCGTCGCTTCCGCGATGTGCTCAAAGAGTACATGAAGGGTGGCAATCAAGTTGAGCGCGAAGTTAAGATCTTTGAATCGGTAGACCAGTTTGACGGTTACATCCGTGAAGCATCTGCGCTTACCGGCTCAGGCTACGATGTTGGTGGCCGTACCGCTTACGATCCCGTGTTTGCTGCTAAGCGTCTCGGAAATCCGATGATGGATCTTTCCCGCATCGTTGCAACTGACGGTTCGGCTTATCAGTTCCGCGTTAAGACAGGAAACGCTGGCGCTCAGTGGGGCTATACGGTCCAAAACAACGGAGCGTCCACGACTGAAGCAACGTCGATTTGGCAAGTGATCCTCAAAGACTTGAACGCACAGTTCCCAATCAGAACCGCTGCGCTTGACGATATTGATGGTCTTGAGCCTAACGTCGTTGACGATATGCTGATGGAATTCCAGCAGGCAATGGCAACCTCGATGATTCAGAACAACGATCAGAGCGGAACCGGAACCTCGGTATCGACAGGCGGCGCTGACGGTCTGCGCGGTCTAGATCAGTACGCTGGAGCAAATGCAACCTACACGGGCGGCACTGTTTCCACGGCAGCATTTGGAACCTCGGGAACGGCAACGACCAACGGTCTGCATAGTCTTGCGACGTATGACCAGCTCACAACTAACGCAAATACTGTCGGTGCAAATAACATCGTTTACAAAGACGTTGTTAACTTCATCTACAGCTTGCCGCAGCAGTACTGGACCCCGACCGCTCGCTTCATGATTAACCCAATCTTGTTGCAAGGCATCCGTGGTTTGGTTGACGATCAAAAGCGTCCGATCTACATCGACGGTCTTTCGCGTGATGATGGCATCGTTGGCAAGTTGCTCGGCTTTGATGTGGTGGTTAACAAGTACGTTGACAATCCCAGCCAACCAACAACCGGCGCGGCAGGTACAACGTCTTATTACCCAATGTACTTTGCTGACTTCCAGCAGTTCCACACCATCGTTATGCGCCTGAGCATGGTTCTGCGTCGCTACGACCAGACGCTCCCAGGCTCAATCACGTTCTACGGCGAGACCCGCGCAGCAACTTCTGTGCGCGATCCTAACGCCGGTGTACGTTATCGCTCGACTGGCACTGCGGCTTAATTTAAGAGGGCGAAAGCCCTCTCCCTCTATGGAGAGACTATGAAACAGGTGATTTTAGAAGGGCTTAAGCAGGCTCTCCACGAGGGCAAAGCCAAGGTGAACCTCGCTGAAGCCTCAGCCCTTACGGGCTCGGGCTCCGGCGTTGGTGGCCGGGTCTATAACGAAGATGTATTTGCAAGTCTGCGTTACTGGAACCCTTTCCGCGTCTACGCTAATCAGACGATGACTGCGGATTCAGACATTCAGTTCACCGTTAAAACTGGTAACGCTGCAAACAGCACAAACCCCTGGGGATACACGGTTAACGCTAACTCAGGTTCACCGAATATCGCGACATCAATTTGGCAGCTTCCAATGCGCGTTATATCGGCTCAGATGCCTATTCGCGCGGCAGCGATGGATGACATTAATGGATTGGATGCTGCGCTTGCTGAAGATCTTGCGATGGAATTCAGCCAGATCGAAGCCGCGTCAATGGCAGTCAATAACGATCAGGCAGGATCGACCACTACAAGCACAGGCGCGACTAATGGTCTGCGTGGTCTCAAGATGTACGCAGGAACCGCGGGTTCTACTGCTGCTTATGGTTCATCTGGTACGGCAATCACAAACGGCATTCACACGCTCAACACTGTCGGCTATACGCATAGCGGCGGCATCGAGTGGGAAACGCTTGTAGACCTCGCAAATGCTCTTCCTGGGCAGTTTTGGAGGATGCCAGGAACGGCGTGGATGATGCACCCGACCGCTATTCAGACGCTGCGTGAATATACGCATAGCGGCAACTCTTACGCGCTTGTTGAGGTTGGCGAGAAAGATGAGGGTCCGGGCGTAAACATCATGGGATGGCCGGTCATTGCTAACCCGTACTTGGATGCTCCGGCTTCTGGCGCATGTCCGATCTATCTAGCCAATTGGCCGCGCTTTATGTGGATCGTCGATCATTCTGAAATGACGCTCCAAAGAATGGAGCAAACGCAGCCTGGAACCATTACGATCTATGCTGAAAAGCGTATGGTCTCGACGGTTCGTGATGTAACCGCTGGTGTTCGTTTGATCGGAACCTAATATGCCAAGCCAGCTACAAGGTAATTTCGGCGCGGGTTCTAGAAACCCGTTCAACTACTCGAAAGTTATTCAGAGTAACCGCGATCCGGTTACGCAATGGCTTACGCTCGACGAAATCACCAACCAGCTCAATCTTTTTGCTGACGAATCGCAGGATGAATTCCTGTCGCAGCTTGAGCTGGCTACGCGCATGGCAATCGAAGATTATTTGGGTGTACCAATCTTCAATGTGACGTATCAGGCTTCCTATCTAATCTCTGGCTTGATGGCAGCTCCGGTTTCGCTAGACCTTCCCGAGGTTTCGCAAAACGGAGTCACGATCAACTGGGTCAAGTATTACAACGACCTAAATCCGCCGGTTCTAACGACGATTGCAAGCAGTCAGTATTACTATGACCCGACAGGGAATAAGTTGGTTTTGTTTGAGGTTCCCAACAACGTCAATACTTACATGACCGCTCCGATGTTGTGCCAGTACACGTTACAGGGCAGTGTTATCGGTCAGTATCCGGTGGTTAAACAAGCCGGCTTGATGCTTCTCACGCATTTCTACAACAACCGCTCTGCAATCTCCGAAGCTAAGCAATATCAGCTTCCGTGGGCGATTGACCAGTTGTTGAAACCCTATAAAACGCTGGTGATGTAATGGTCTTACGCGTTGATCAAATCACCATCAACAATCTGACGTTTGGTCTTACCAATCTTGGCGAGCAGACAACGACAGAGACTGCGTGGTTCCAAACGCGAGCAAAAGCCAAGGCTGTGCATAACCGCATTCGGACGCTTGAGAAGTTTCGGCAATACGACAACATGATTGAGTTCACCGTGAACTACACGCCTAACATGCGTACCATCTCGGATGCTCAAGAGGCTTACAGTATTTCTTTCCGCGAAAAGTCTTGGCGGATCGCTGAGGTTTACGAACACGACGATAGGCAGTGGGTAACGTTCACTTGTTACCGTAACGAACCAACGGTTGCAGTCTGATGGGTCAAAATTCAGCCGTTACCTATGCCCAGGCGATACAGGCGCAGCTAAATACTGTTTGTACGCCGACTCCGGTGTATGCGGTGTTTAACCGCAACTTTGCAACCGAGCCGACTTTTGTAACTTGGCAGCTAAGAGATGTGCATCAGCCGGTGTATACCGGGCCTCAATCAGTTAAGGGTATAGACCGACCTGTCTTTCAAACGACAGTCTTTGCTCAGCAGATGGCGAACTGTTATGCGAAGGCTCAACAGATCGTCGATGCCCTGCATGGCTATCAAGGGACGTTTGGCGGATTATTTTTTGTGGCAAAAGTCGACGTTGATTGGCTTTTCCACACATACGACAATGACAGCAAGCTACATCAAATTGTTTTAGACTCCACTTTAGATATTCCTTCGTGAGGTGAAAAATGGCACTCCCAAATAAAGTTTTACCCGGCTTCAGCGCCTCGCTATATTGCCAGCCGGGGGCTACTCCAACCGTTTTAACAACGGCCAACCTTAGCGTTTACGCTTCGACTTCTGCGATTGCTGTCTCTGGCAATCTTGTTCCGGTTGAGGCGATTCCCGCATTCGGTCAAGACGATGCGGTCGCTAACTTTGCAGTTGCTGGTTCGCGTCAATCTGACAAGATCCCGGTGCAATCTGCGCCAACTTCAATGACGGTTGTGGCTGCATGGAATCCTGCTGACACAAACCTTCTTTTGCTTCGTGCAGATGCGTACAACGGAACCATCGACCGTACGTTTGTGATTTCTGCGACAGATGGAACTAACATTGTGAACTACGCCTTCAATGGCCGCGTATCGCAGTGGACGATTGATCCTGCTCCAGGCGCAGAGGCTCAAGTTACTTTCACGATTCACCCGCGAGGCAATCAATATGGCTGGTCAAACAACACTTGATGAATTAGTTGCGCTGATGGCGGAATTCCGTGGCGACCTTCATGCAATGGCAAAAGGGCATCCCTTTACCCTTCAAGAGGTGGATGCCGCCTTATCGGAAGCCAGCCCCGGTGGGGCCGAAGCAGTCTGTCTTTCAG